ACACACTGCATATCGTCGGCAGCGTCAGATGTGTATAAGAGACAGAGTCCGTCCCACGCGGACATTTTCCCAATTTTGTCCGCGTACGGCGGACAGCACATTGCACAACAAAAGCGGTGTCCGCGAGAGAAAGACACCGCTTTTGCAATGTATTTGTTTGCATTTGTTCATTTTTCAATACTTTTTCAAACACATATGCCCGAAATTTTTATGCATTTTTCCAACTTGACAAAAACGCTTTACCCGACTAAAGTGTTAGTCCCGTCTAATTGTCTATACAATTCCACAATTATTCACGTTTTCCGACCGAATCACGCACAATTCTTCTGAAATACTTACTCATTTTGCCCGAAAAGTGGACGAAACCGACCGTTTGTACGCGGGACGCGGACACTTCCGAAACGGTAACTCACTTTAGTTTGCTAAAGTGTCCGCGAGTGACGGACACGGCGCGTCCGTTCCGTCCGCGCCTGCCCTCCGGTGTCGTCCGCTCCGCGGACTGCCTGTTATATTATATGTGTAAATTTAGTTATCGCTTGTGATCGTACGGTTGTATGCCAGTGGCCGCCGGAGACTGTAGCGCTTCGAGCGCCATCCGGGTGACGGACACGGCGCTGCGTGTTTATTTGTAATATTAAATAGTTTATGCTAGAAAAAAGTATTGATATTTTTCTAGGAAAGTGGTATTGTAATATCAGAAACAAGGAAACCAATCATACAAATAGAAAATGGAGGAAACAAAAATGAAAGAAATTAAGAGACAAAGTGGCTATGAAGTTGTAGTAACAAAATATGGAAAAGAGATTATCAGATATAAAGTTGAGTCATTATTAACAGCAAATGGATTAGTAAAAACTTTCTGTTCACAAGCTATGAAAGAAAATAGTGAAATTTTCTTTTCCATCTATGAAAATGGAATAGAAATAGTAAATGGAGAATATTTTTCGGAAGATGCTTTTTATTACTACTCAGATCTTAGACCGGAAATATTTGCTACTTACAAGATGTCTTGCAATAGATAGCATTAAAAAATGGAGGAACTCACAATGATTAAAATTATGCTTATAAAAAACGAATGATCAAAGGATGAGAAAGATTTTTTTGAAAAGATGAATCCGGGATTCAGTGTAACGGGGGACGTATTATGTTTGGATTCAGATGATGGTAGTGGCGAAAAATATGTAGTTTTTAAAGGCCCGTATACTAAGACGTATTCTTGCCGCGAGTGCAAAGAATATTATGAATTGGCATATGAGGATGGATATGTTAGATTCGACAAGGAAACTTTTGACCTTATATAATAAATAACACACTGACCTATCGGTACTACGGGGAGAAAGGAACTACCATGAAAGTAGTAGATTTAGAGAAACTGTATACCTTACCAGCGAAACTTGATGAGATCCCCTTATATGTAAAACAGGAAGATACTGCTGGGAATATCCATATTTACGTGTATGACCATGCGTCTCTTACTAATGGCTATGTTAAGAAGGATGCATTATGTGTACTAGTTCCGTACAAAGGTAATTTTGGTGTGGGATTTACTGTAAACTTGCATAACAATATTTCTACACGTTACGCGTTGAAAGCGTATTATGTAGAAGTTCCGCATAGCGTTATCTGTTCTGCAAATGATAACTGCACGTTGTGCCCTCTGTATACGTCAGATGGAGAAAATGAAGATTGCTTCTATTAAGGAGGTATCACAGTGAGAGTAGAAGATTTTATAAAAATTGTATTACGGCCGTGTTCGCGTAGAAGTCGAAATTTACGCCATTGTTACGGTGTTTAATGAAAAGCATCGCGTATTAGTTAGAAATTTTGATATTGATTGTAAAAAAGTATATACTACAAAAAAAGAAAATTATTTGTCAGAAGAAGTAATAGGTTTCGAGATTATTTCTGATAAATTGCGAATCTTTATAATGGGGGTGTGAATAATGCCGAACTCAAAAGACTACAGCATCTATCAAGAACTTGACTTATCCCTTGACCAGATCAAACGCGAACTTCCACGTGTTGCGCAGGCGGCGAATAGCCGCCTTGCCAAACTGGAAAAAATTCACGCGCGCGACCAGTGGGAGTACGGGCGCGTAAAAGAGTTTTTTGCGTCACAAGGGCGATCAAAAGATCGCTTTTTGAAAGGCGTAAAGCGGCCGGATGCATCCATTCGGCAAGAATGGGATACCATGATCGCTTTTCTGAATTCACCCGAAACAACGCTTGAGGGATATCGAATCGCAGAATTACAGAGACGCTTTGACAAGTCAAAGAATAAAATTGATGTAGAAGTAACAGAAGATAACTACAAAGACCTGTATCGTTTTCTTACCTCTAATATATACAAAAAGAATCTGAGAAAGCAGGTGGCATCCGATCAGCTTATTGATGATTTTATTTTGAAATTACATGATAGCGGAATTGAATTCGAAGATATTCTGGAAGAGTATGAGGAATTTCTTGATGGATATATTACGGAGGAAGAACTTTTTAATAAGAATAGAACTAAATTAAAGTGAGGTAATATCAATGTATCAATTGGATATCCCTGTTATCGTAAACGGAAACGAAGATGTTTCACGTGAAACAATTTATTCCGTTAATGATTTTCCATTTTCTGATTTCCAGACTTTGCGCGAATGCCGCAAAAGCGGAAGAAAGAAAAATCCTATCGTTTATTATGACGTGGAAATGTCGTTCGACATCGAAACAACTACGTTAGAAAAACTTGATTATGAACGCTATCATAAAACAGGCGAAAAAGTGGTGAAAGGAACTGCCTTTCTGTATCAATGGCAGTTTTGTATCAAAGATACCGTGTGTTTCGGTCGCACATGGAATGAGTTTCTTTCATTCTGCGAAAAACTGCATCTGTATTTGCAGACTTCCGATTCAAAGCGTGCTGTAGTGTACGTTCATAATCTTTCCTACGAATTTCAATTCATGAAAGATTTTATAGAATTTGATGAGATCTTTGCGCGTGACGCGCATAAAGTTATGAAGTGCTACGCTTACAAGTATGGGATTGAATTTCGTTGCTCGTATTTTCTCAGCAATATGAGCCTTTCGAAATTTTGCGAGAACAGTGAGGGTGTAACCCACTATAAACTGGTTGATACTTATGACTATAAAAAACTACGTACCCCAACCACACCACTAACAGAAATAGAGCAAGGATACTGCTATAACGATGTTCGCGGCTTGTGTGAATGCATCCGCGCCTTACGAAAAGAGGATAATCTAGCAGAAATCCCCCTTACCTCAACTGGCTACGTCCGCCGAGAATTCCGCCGTGCCATGCAGGCAGATAGCGGTTATTATCCGGGAGTATTTGCCGATCTGGCTTTGACGTTACCGCAGTACCAGCTTTGCAAAGACGCGTTCCGTGGCGGCAATACCCACGCCAACCGCATTCACGCGGGGCACACGATCACAGCGAAAAAAGGTGAATCTGTGATCGTTATGGGAAGTATGGATATTTCGAGTAGTTATCCGGCGCAGATTGCAACGGAGTATTATCCCATGAGTGCGTTTCGGGCGGTTGCGGTCACATCGCAGGAACAGTTTGACAACTTGTGTGCTACCCGCTGTGTTATTATGCGGGTACAATTTGACAACTTGCGTATGAAAGAAAATATCCCCGTCCCGTATATCCCGCTGTCAAAGTGTCAGAAGCACGGGAAAGATTGTGAGATTGATAATGGGCGCGTACTCTCTATTAATTGCTGTGAAATAGCAATGACGGAAATTGACTTGTCGATCATAAAAAATCAATACGACTATGATTTCTTTACCGTCTCGGAGTGCTACGTAGCCGCGCGCGGAAAATTACCGGAAAGTATGCGTAAAACGATGATGTCATTTTTTATCGCAAAAAGCCAGTTAAAAGGAAATCCCGATAAAGTCTATGAGTATATGAAATCTAAGAATAAATTGAACAGCACATTCGGTATGTGCGTGACAGATCTTTTACATGACGAATGGGCAATGGATGCTTTTACGGGAGAATGGCATCGGGAAAAAGCAGATGCGGAAAAAGCACTGAAAACGTACTATGAGGGAAAAAACAGTTTTTTGCACTACCAGTGGGGTATCTATGTTACCGCCCATGCTAGAAAACAGTTACAAGATATGCTGGATGTTGTTGGAATGGATGCCGTGTACTGCGATACCGATAGTATCAAGTTTTTACATCCGGACGTACACATTCCAGAATTTGAAGCCAAAAACAAAATACTGGAAAAACGTGCGATTGCTAATGATATTCCAGCATTTTGTGACGTTGGGGAGAAACGCTACATTCTCGGCGTATGGGATATGGATGATCTGTATGTCCAGTTTAAGACGTTAGGCGCGAAAAAATACTGCGGCGTGGAATGGGACAAAAAAGCTGCCGAATCCGGCAAAGACCCCGTGCGTTTTACGTCTACGGTCGCTGGCATGAACAAAAAATTAGGCGCGGAAAATATAAAGTGCTGTAATAATTTCCGTCTCTGCCGCAGAATGGAAAATGTCGGACGAACGATCAGTTGCTTTCATAACACCAAACCCCATTACATCAACGTCAACGGGGAAGAAATTTTAACTGCAAGTAATATTGGAATCCTTGATACCACTTATACCTTAGGTGTATCGAATGAATACTATGAAGTATTGGTAAACTCTCAAGACGGAGTGTTACCGGAATAGGAGAATAAAATGAGATTTTTTATCTTTTTTATGTTACTTTTAATCGCAACGATCTGTGCTTTTCATGAAGAGGAAATAGACCTTGCTATTCTGCTTTTATGTTTGGATATATTTTTTCTTTTTCTTATTTAAAAAGTATTGACTTTCTGATAGAACAGTGCTATTATAATACTTATAAGAACAAATAACCACATAAAGAAAGGAAAAGAAAAATGGTTAGAACAAAAATCGAAAAATTTATCTACTCTGTTATTGACAGAAACACAAAACAGGTGATCGGCTCTTTTGAGAATACAGAAGAACTGAAAACGCAGAAAGCAAAAACCGCCGCTGTTGCCGCCGCTGGTTTTCCGGAGGATTTCATCTGTGTATTAACCGATACCGTATCCGCCCGCTACGAGATGCCGGACGAACAGTTCTTTGCCGAAGCAAAGAGACTGGACGATTAATCAGCGCACAACCGCGGTCTGGAAGTGACCAGATAAGACAATGATCAAAGCAAAGCGCCGCGGTTCTGCATAGTAAAAACAAATTAAAGCAAAAAGGAGAGAAAATCATGAGTAAAGCAAAAATGAAACTGAACAACGTAACTGTAAAATATGCAAGGGAAGAGGACGGAAAAAGCGTTCTTTCTGCTTCGATCACAGAAGATCAGCAGAAAGCCATCTTTGAAAAAATTATCGAAGAGTTCGGTAATGATGCCGCCGCGGAAGCAAAGTGGATTCCGGCGAAAGAAAGTGACGAATCTGGTCTTTACGTAAAAGCGCAGACAAGTTACCGCGTTGCCTTTTATGAGGACGGAATTGAGAGCGACACCGTTTCCAGCGTTGACGAACTCGGTAAAGGCGCAGTTGTTGACCTCTTCATCTCCATCGGAGAAAGCAAGTTCCGCCGCGACAAGGGTTTTACCGCTTACCTTTCCGCCGTAAACGTCCATAAATTCGGCGAACTAAAAAAATTTAATCCGTTTGCTTAAATATATGACGTTAATACGCGCTCCGACTGGCGGACGGTAGACTTGAGTATGATAAGTTACCTGTAGTTGATTGTTACTGTATCTTGTGTATTTTTGAAAAAACTCCATACGTGTAAAGAGAGATACGCTATAAAACGTATCTCTTTTTTACATCTAGCGAATCTGCCCTTACCCGCCGTCCATCCGCAGTCAAAACGTGCGATCATCGTGCGATAAACGTGAGATTGTCTGCGGTTTTGCTGGCGGGGAACTGGCGGGGACGCGGAGCGGGATGATAGAAAGGAGGGCGTGAAACAAAAATGTTTCACGTGAAACAATGATTTTTTGGAACGATATTCCATGGGAAAAACTTTTTTCTGAATATGATGTGAAATTTGAAGCGGTAGACGATAACGGGAAAGCGATTCAGTATTACAATCCGATTCGGTTGTTTTCAGAGCCGGACGTGGACGGGGATTTCGCTGGCGTAGCAATTACGTGTTCCAACCGTAGCGCCGGAAAGACAAGTGCGTTCTCCGCGGCAAGCTGTATATTGTGCAAAGAGTACGGATTACAGACCGGATGGATTTTCCGGACGAAAGGGGAAATGACGGGAGCGGCGGCAATGTACGAAGATATGCTAAGCATGTATCCTAAATTAGGAAGTGTGATTACCTATAAAAATCTGGACAAAAACGGAAATGTCGTGCGTTATTTTCTGGACGGTGTGCCATTCGGATGCGCGTTTAGTTTTGGAAGTAAGATGGACAGTGTAAAAAAATTGTCTCCGTATTTTCGGGATATCTACTTTTTGCTTTTTGACGAGTTTTGCACGGAAAGCGGAAAGTACGTAAAAGGGGAATCTGAAATCATGCAGTCGTTGTTGATTACGATTAGCCGTGGAAACGGAAATCAGTCAAGGTGGTTTAAACTGATTATGGCATCCAATAATATATCGTTACTCAATCCCTATTTTGTATTTTTCGGCATCCATAAACGATATCAGAAAGATACAAAAATGATGCATGGGAGCGGTTATGTGTGTGAATTTACCCACAATGACAGTGCTAGTAAGGCGATGTGGGAAAATCCGGCACTGAAAGCATTCCGTGACGGTCACTATATGCAAAGCATGAGCGTTGGTGACCGTATGTTGATTGATGATGCTGTTTTTGTCCAGAAACCGACCGGACGGTCGCGGTATCTGTTCACCATTCAGTACAACGGCAAAAGTTATGGTGTGTATGACTATTACGAAGACGGGTATATTTATATCACACATAAATGTAACCCGTCTTGCACGTATATTGCCGTTTTTCGGGACGGAGACCACACACAGCACACGGTTATGCTAGATCATTATGATTATTTGTTTGTACGGTTAGAAGAAGCGTACCAACAAGCATATTTGCGTTTTGACGATTTAGACAGCAAAAATATGGCACTCGAGCTTTTGGGGATTGATCTTTATAAATAGTTCGTTGGAGACGGACAAATGTACTTGACATACGGGGAGACGGACAAATGTACTTGACATACGGATACAAAAGATGTATCATGAAAATACGGGGAAACCTTTTAAAAGGGGTTGCCACGGTTGAGTAAACCGCCCTGTCCTTGGCAGGTCAAAAGGTTTCCTTGTTTTAAGGACAGGAAGAAAGGAGCAAAGATGGCAAGTATCGTTTTTAATATGATTGTCGGAATGATGAAAAAAGAAAATGCCTATCTTGCTTATACGGTACGCTATAAAGGGGACGAAAAAGACACGCTGATCTTTGTTCCACATGAAAATTACGAGTCTCATATCCGGTATCTGTGGGATTTCTTTTTCATGGATGGCAACGCGTATAACAGTAAATCGCCCGTCCGCTTCATTCATAACTTTATCATGTGTGATAAATTAAGTGAAATTGAGGACTGGTTGAAATGGCAGGATAAGGAGGTTGACGGATGGATGTAACGATGGTAACACAGTTAATTGGAAGTCTCGGTTTTCCGATCGTGTGTTGCGGCGCACTGTTTTGGTATCTGGTGAAAGAAAAAGACGCGCATAAGGAAGAAATGGAAGAACTTCGGAAAAGCGTAGAAGCAAACACAACCGCAATTAATTCACTTTGCCAGCATTTAGGAGGTGGAAAGAATGAGTAGAATCGAAAACGCAGTTGCATGGGCGGAACAGATCGCCGCCGATGATCGGCACGGGTACTCACAGGTACATCGGAACAGTCCCGATTATGATTGTTCAAGTTTTGTCGGGACGGCACTTGCAAACGCTGGCTTTCCTGTCAGCATTTACAGCACAACAAGAAACCTCGGCGGACAGTTGGAAAACGCTGGTTTTGTGAAATGCGGAAACCCCTGGAAACGCGGTGACATCCACCTTGCGGCTGGCCATCATGTAACGATGTCGGTTGACGCGAACCGCATCGTCCACGCCAGCCAGTCGGAAAACGGCGGGATTGATGGCCAGACGGGAGATCAGACCGGAAAGGAAATCTGCGTCCGGTCTTATTACGATCTTCCGTATGAAAATACCGTGCATTATCGGTATGCGGGAAAAAACGACAAACCACATAAAGTTGTGGAACACTCCATCAAAACCGAATCCGCACGTAGTTTTGACCGAAGAATCGCCGGATCCTATCATACCAATGATCGCTATAATCTGCGTGTTGGCGCAGGAATGAATAAAACGGTCATATTGACGTTGCCAACCGGAACCAGTGTTAGAAACTACGGTTATTATACAAATGAATGGTATCTTGTGAAAGCGGTTGTCCATGGCATCGTCTATACCGGATATGTAGCAGAAGAGGGTCTGACCCGTGGCTGATCTGACGCTTGCGTACAATACCTGTATCGAGATTTGTAACAATCCAAACGTGGGTTACTCACAAGACTATCGTGAGGGGCAGACCGTAGGAGGTATTACGTACTATGATTGTTCGTCCCTCATGAGTTATTGTTGTACGGTAGGCGGATTTTTAGCATCTAACCCGTGGTTTACCACCCGAAGCATGGATGGGTATCTGATCGGCGCGGGATTCCAAAAAGGTACAGCCAATCAGCCATGGAAGAAAGGTGATATCTTGTGGAGGAGCGGTCACACCGAAATGGTTTACAATCCCGCAGACGGTGGCGGGTATACGATGGGGGCCCACACCGATAGTTACCCGCTGGAAAGACAGGTATCCATCAATACGTTTGTGTCTGCCTATAGCGCTTGGACGTATCTGTACAGGTATCCGGTTGCGGTACAAAGCGGTATCAGCCAATATGTCATTTCCGCCATCTGCGGAAACTTTTGGCAGGAATCCACCGTAAATCCTGGATTATGGGAGGGAACAATTGTCGGCTCGCCCGGCTATGGATTGGGTCAGTGGACAGATAATTCCTCTACCGACCGCCGGACGCGGTTGTTCCAATGGTTAGATTCCAACGGGTACAGCCGGGAAAATGGTAACGCGCAGTTAGAATATCTGATTTATGAGAATGTCTGGTATTCGGTCGGAGCCGCTAGTGCTTACGAAAATCTACAAGCGTTTTTGCACAGTGACAGCACCGATCTGAACGCACTGACTTCCGCCTATATGAAAGGATGGGAGGGAATTAGTGACGATGGAACACTTGCGTTCCGGCAGGAAAAAGCACATGCGTGTTTCAATTTTATTTCGGAACACGCGAAAGATTCTGCAATTACCGGATGGATTGTGGGGAATCGGTATTTATCTGATTCCGAACGTTTGAACAACGCGGTGATGGTATATCGGTACTTTGCAAAAGGAGAGCAACCAGAGCCGCCTGAGCCGCCTGAGCCGCCCCATCCCATGAAACCAAAACGGCATAAAATGCCGATCTGGTTATATCCCAATTTAAAAAGGAGGTTTTAACATGACACTAGAAGAGTATTGGACAGAAATTGTTGCCGACATTGGAAACATCGAAACGCACGGTGACGCAATCGCCGCCATCAGCGAAAAAATCAAAACAGAAGATACCGACATCAGCGCACTGATGTCCGAACGTGACGCGCTGGTCGCAGAACGGGACGAACTGAAAGGAAAGTATGATGCCTCCGTTGCTGAAATCAAAAGCCGCTGGTCTGATCTTTCCCATGGCGGAAGTATCACAAAAGTAACCGAGTTTGGCGGAAAAGTGCCGGAATCGGAAGAAACCGCAACAAGTATCAACGATCTTGATATGTCTCAGCTCATTCTGAGCGGAAAAGGAGAGTGAAACAATGGCAGAAAAATTAGATATGACCAATATTAATATGCTGAACGCCGTTCGGCAGACGATGAGTGTTGACTACCGTGACAGAGTTCCTGTGGCAACTCGTGAAAATATTGCCGATATTGCAAAAACATTAACCGACCCTTACAATCCGATGACTCGGAACGAACTGGTTCCTGCGCTGGTAAATCTGATTGCCAGCCAGTCGATCAGTACCGAAGCGTTCCGAAATCCGCTCCGGGTATTGAACAGTAATGCGATGCCATACGGAAATGGTGAACAGGAAGTCTACGTAAACTTTGCACAGGGTTACGCGCACGATGCCAATATCAGCATCGAAGATGCGACCGCCATTTATGACAGCTACATTATGGCGCTGTATCATGTACTCAATTTCAACAACGATTATCCGGTGACGATCTGGTTTGAGGATATGCGCGGCGCGTTTCTCGATGATTACGGTTTGCGCAGTCTCGTGCAGGCAAAAGTGGAAAGTGTCGTTTCCGCTTGTAACTGGGATGAGTTCACAACTGCAAAAGAACTGATTGCGTCTGCAAAGCGCGCAGGCCAGATTTACCCGGTTCATGTGGATGCGGTTACGAATCAGGCATCCGCGAACGCACTGGCAAAACAGATTCAGAGTTACATCGACAAGATTCAGTTCCCGAACCCGCTGTATAATTTCGCTGGCGCGACATCGGCGGCAAAAGAAGATACCATTCTTCTGTTTGTCGACCCCGATACCAAAGCCGCGATGAACGTTGACAGTTATGCAAGCGCGTACAATCTCGACCGGATGATTCCGAAAGCACAGCAGGTGTTAATCGACAACTTTAACGATGCGGAGGGAATCGTTGCTGTACTGGTTGATAAACGGTTCTTCAAAATCCGCGAACAGTACCGTATGATGGTACAGGATAACGTTAATCGCGGACTGCGTTGGAACAGTACGTATACGGTAAAAGAGATGTTTTCGTATTCCCTGTTCTATCCGATCATTGTCTTTACGACCGAGTCAGTTCTTGTTTCTTCCATTACCGCACATGACGTGGGAACGGTGAACGTCGGAACAGACGTGGATTTCGGCGGCAGTTTTTCTATTGATTCAAATGGCGTAGCCGATAAAGCGATTGATGTAAAAGTAGAGGGTAACTCTTCTACGGATACGTTTGTAATCCCTGGCACAACCATTCTTCGAATCGCAAAAGATGAGAAGAATCTGCAATTGAAAGTAAACAAAACATCAAGTGTGCGGGTTGTGATTACCAGCCGCTTCGATTCTTCCAAAACTGCAACCATTTACTTTACGAAAGATTAAGTAAGAGGGAGGAAACATGGATAATTTCATTCCGATGCCGCCGCAGGAAAATGTGGCGGCGGTTTCCCCGCAGACGGAGGTTATTCTGGCTAGTGGTATCGAGTGGGGAAACGATTATGAACACGTGCGTTATTATGAAAACGGAAAAGCAGGCTGTCTGGCTCATGTAAGAGAAAAAGCAATTCATATTTTTAAGCAATCCGCGCCCGTGAGATGGGGAGAACTGACTTATAAAGGAAAAGGGAATGAGAGTGAATTTTTAAAGTGCAATTATATTGCGTTTCAGAATAAACCTTATACGGAAGAGTGGTATTTCGGATTTGTGACGCGGGTAGAATGGTTGAGTGACGGAAGTTTTAAGATTTATTTCGAACCCGATCGTTTTCAGAACAGTTTTTACAACGTGGTGCTTCAACAGTGCTATGTGGAAAGGGAGCATATTGACAAAAAAGCTGATTATGCCGGAATTAATTTAGTGCCAGAAAATCTGGAAACGGGGGAATACGTGGACAATCCGAACGAACAGAAACTTTTGAATCTCGGCCCGATGCAGTATTGTTTGAGTGCAAGTGCAGACGAAAACGGAACAAATATTATACCCATTGTCAATCAGGGAATTTTATCGGGGTTGACATTTACTCGGAAAACAAAATATACGGACTTAATCACAGTTATCCAGAAGTACGTCAAAAGCGGAAACGGAGATGCGATTGTTAATGTATATCAAGCACCAGAAGCCTGTTTCCAGACAGATGCATCTGCTTATACACAAGTAACCGTTAAACCATATGCACTTGACGGCTATATCCCGAAAAATAATAAACTATTTCAGTATCCCTATTGTTATTGTCTGGTCAACGATGGTTCGGGAATACAGCATACTTTTAATTTCGAATACGGTAAAAATGGAGAATTAACCATGCAGGTGTATGGCGTTATGTTTAATATTCCTGCAATCTTTGTGACTCCGCGTGAATATAAACGTACTGGTGGGCCAAAATCCCCATACGGTTTTACCATCAATAATTTCCCACAGTGTGCATGGACAAATGACGGCTATCAGGCTTTTCTAGCGCAGTCTAGTCCGTTATGGGACTACTCCAAAAAGCAGAATGCAATATCGCAGATTGGAAATCTCACGGGCGGATTGGTCGGAGCATTAAGTGGCAATTTAGGCGCAGGCGCAGAAAGTATTTTTAACGCGGTAACTAGCACTTATTTGCTGAATGAAAATATCAATGCGCAGAAAGAAAGCCATGATCTGATACCGCCAACAGCAAAAGGAAATTCATCCGGAAGTTATGTTGCCGCCGCATTGTTCGGCAGTCAAGTTTACTGTCATGTGATGAGTGTAACCGCTCAGATGGCGAAAACGATCGACGATTATTTCACAATGTACGGATATGCAACGCACAAAATTAAAGTACCTAATATTACAGGGCGGTCAAACTGGAATTTTGTCAAAACGGTTAATTGCAGCCTGCATGGGCCGTGTGTTACCGATGATATCAATTTTTTGCAGGCAATGTTTAACCGCGGCGTGACGTTCTGGCATACGGATGATGTTGGAAACTATGGTCTTTCCAATAAGTAAGGAGGTGATGTCATGTATAATAACCCGTATCGGGTGAGTAACAAAGAAGTGTGGGGACAATGGGAAAACAACCCGAATACGTCACCGGAAGAAAAAATGTATTTCAAGCACTTTTTTGACAAGTTCGTCAATCTAGCGTTGTCGCGGTATGAGTATGACGGGTTACCGGATGAGATTCCGCCACGGATGCTCAACTCCTATCTGTTATGGCAAGGAATGTGCCTGTTCAAAAAAGAGCCAATCACCGGACTTTTCGGCGTGTTTGGTGTTAATCTGGTTGGCGAACCCGATATTTACGGGATTCCTACCGATTGGATTGCCTACGCTATGAATGGTCAGTATTATGAGCAGACGGACAAAAACGAAAGTTCGTTGATTTTTGCCAGACCTTTTGCTGTACCGGAAATCCTAAGCATTATTCTGCATTCGCAGAGTTTGGCGGAGAAAAAAGCGTCAACAAGGGTAAACGTGATTCAGCAGAGAACGCCGGTTGTCATCAGCGGGGATTCTACGCAGAAGTTATCCATTGACAACTTTATTCAGAAGTGGGTAAAAAATATTCCTTTCATCAAAGCAAAAAACGATCTGCGAAAACAGATTCAGATTGATACCATTGACTTGAAAGTAAAGCCAATCTTTAACGAACTTGACACCGCCGCACAGAGAGAAACAGCAGAATGTCTGGCTGATCTCGGAATCGAAGCAAGCGGCGTGGAAAAACCGGAAAGGTTGGTTTCCGCAGAAACGAGCTACAACGATGGAGAAATCGAGTTGACAAGAAACGGAAATCTGGCTACCATTCAGAGGGGACTTGATTCGATCAATGAAATGTATGGTTTGAATATCCATGTGCGTTTTAATTCTAAGATGGTAACGCCGATTAACCGACCAGATGCATTTGAGACAATAAAAAACGGCGAACAGAAAACACCGGAAACCGGCAAACCGGAAAGTGAGGTGGAATAATGTTTCTTGACTATAACTACGAAACGAAAACGTTAACGAATACCATTGAACAGTTGGTTATTTCCGATCACGTAATTTCCCCACTTGAAAATCAGACGATCGACAAGATGATCGAAACCGCCGTTCCTTTAATCTTCAATTTTGACTTTCCGTTTTATGTTGATGCATCCGCTCCAGAATATGCAACCGCAAAACTTACGTTCGAAAAAACGTTCTGTTTACAGTATTTTCGGGAACAGATCGGACTGGAAACGATCGGCGAATTTCAGTATCATCTCAAACGAATCCTTACTATCAATATGCCATACTATGAGCAGTTGTACCGGAGTATTACTTTTGAATACAACCCGCTTATTACTCATAAGAGTACACGAAAAGTGCAAAGTACAAAAGACGATACACGAACAGGTGTGATCTCGGGAGACAGCACAGCGAAAAACACAACGACAGCCGATACAAATAACAATACACAAAATATTCACTCTGATAATCCGCAAATTAATTTCGCCGGAACGAATTATGCGTCTACGATGGATCGGGGACAGAATACCATCCATAACAGTGCGGTAAGCAATGGAGAGAATACAACAAAAACCAACAGCAATGACACGTATCATGCAGATAATAATGATACGATTGAAGATGAGGGTTTTGACGGTAGTTACTCATTAGAAATACAGAGATTCCGCGATACCATCCTGAATCTTAACAAGCGTATCTGCGATGATTGCAAAGAATTGTTTTATCAATTTTATTGAGGAGGAATAATAATGGCAGAGAAACCAACGATTCCAGATTTTCCCAATTTACCAGATTTTGGGCAGATGATTACACAGGCGTGTGAAGTTGTCGCAAGTGTGCGGGGGATTCCATATGATTTCAACGGAACGTTGAGTTTGGAAAACAAATTTGTTGTGCTGTTTAAGACGGTGAAAGAAATGTTTGACGCACAGGACGAACTTGTAAAAAGTTACAAAGCGTTACATGATTTTATCAATCAGTATTTTTCAAATCTCGACTTACAGAACGAAGTAAACAAGAAAATCGAAGAAATGAAAGAAAGCGGAGAACTGCTTAATCTGCTGAAACCAACTGTAAACAACGAAGTAGCGGCATGGTTGAAAGCTAATATCACGAATCCGTCCAATCCGCCGATTGATAAATCTTTGACGGTAGAAAATGCCGCCGCTGATGCTAAAGTTACGGGAGATAAAATTAATTCACTAAATGAAACTGTAATTAGACTAAAAGATATTAATAATATATCAGATTATCACAAGATTGATAATATTGCGATTCTTACAACAGGCGATGAAGAAATTGTTGATAATTGGTATACCACCGACTATATAAATGTTACAGGATGTAATGAATATTTTGTCAATGGTACATGGAAAAAACCTTCAAATCAAAAATATGCTAGTGTAATATATTTCGATAGTGAAATGAATGTAATAAACTTTATTAATAAACCAGAAACACAAACATATAATATGGAAAAATTTTCTTTTCCTATCAATACGGCATATGTTAGATTTTGCTTTAGTAAGGAATCACCAGTTCAAATATTTATGAATATACCTAATATGAATGAACGAGTAGGTTTGAAAACTGCAAAAGCAATATTTAATTATAAGATAACAAATGGCGGTACTGTAGACAACAATGATTCATTCGTAACATCGAATTTAATACCAATCAATAATAAAACGAATTTTATTACAGTAAAAAAAGGAAAATTTGTTAATGACAAATCTTTTTTCTATATCTCATTTTGGAAAAGGCCAACTACTTCTTCCGGAGTATTTGTAAAAGGTTACACAAATTATTTATTAAGTGAAAATTTTACGAATATCAAAATTCCAAACGGTGCAAAATATTTTTGTTTTTCGTGGCCAAAGGAAGATTACCCTCCAATGTATAAACAAGATTCGGATATATCGGAAAAAAACACACCAATTGATGTTATTGGAAAATATATGACATTGAATGCCCCTGCTTATAACTATAGAATCTGTTTAATTGGTGACAGTATAACTCAAGGTATGGGGTCATCAGGTTTTCAACAGTATGACGCCGTTATTGATGGGAAAACTTATAATGTGAGAGGTAATGGCCCGAATAACCCAAATGCTACATCTGATTATAAAATTGGGGAATATCTTTGGACGTCAGGCGGTAGACGATGGTATGAAGCACTAGACGGGAATGGTTGGGCACAATTATTTAAAAATTATATGAATGAAAAATTCAAAATAATTGTTAGAAACTTTGGAATGAGTGGAATTAATAGCGAAGATTTAAAATACTTTATAACTAATTTCATGGACTGTCTCTTATACACATCTCCGAGCCCACGAGACCAGAGAGGATCTCGTATGCCGT